TTGCTGTGAGTCTCGTATGTCAGCGTATTGGTCTACCATGCCCGCTACCTGCCCCAACTGGGAGCCCGAACCAGCGCCCTGAATCCCCTGCAGTCCTGCAAAGAAAGGTGAAACGCTCATTCCTTCAGGGCTCATAGCCGCCTTGCTGGTCAATGACTGCATGGGGAAAACATAGTCTTCAATGGCCATTGCGGGCCTCCACGTATTTGTAGCCGTGAATATAGGTGATTCGTTCAGGCTCGTTGGCCTCTATCTCATCAGCCATCGGCCCCACGCCCTCACCGTAAAGATCAAGATTTGCGGCTTTATCGTTCCACGTCCAACGGTAAATGCTGTAGCCTTCCATCTCGCCAATCTTGCAAGCATTGTCTTTTAGTGCAGGATCACAAAAAGCAGAAAAGGCAGACAGCCCCAATTGACCAAGCCCCATAAGATTGCCAAATCCTGCCTGCTGGCTGGCTTGACGCGATTGCTCTGCCCCGATGATGCCTTGCGCTTGCGTTTGGCCTATATTTGCTGTTTGCTGTGCAATCTGAGGTGCATAGGACTGGAGGCCGGAAAGTCCTTGGAGTCCACTCAGGGAGTTCTGGTAAGCGGCAAGTTGGCGCTGACGCTGATTCTCGGCGAGCATCTGTTCAGTTCCGCTTGAGCGAAGCGCTCCAGTGGCAGACTGGTTACGAAGAATAGATTCTTCTTGTGCGCCAATATCCCCCAGTGTAGCTTGGAATATGGGGTTTCGGCGAAGATTAGCTGCCGCACCTGGATCACCGCCCTCAAGCCCATAAAGACCGCCAAGTTGGGCCAGGGCGCCTTCACGGAATTGCTGCGGAACCGCCTCGCGCTCTTTGAGGTACTCAAGCGCTTCCCGTTGCGCCTGCACTTGGGCGCTCGCAGCATCTTTAGCCGCATCAGCCCCAGAGTCAGAGTCAGTGAGGCCGACAGCGTCTGTTATTCCTGAGACAATACCGCCCATTATTTAAACCTCGCATAAACTGTTATATCGTCGATGTCGGCAACGGGCAAAAAACCTACCTTCTTTATTAACCTTCCGACACTATCTTTCCTAACTTGCGCTAACACCATTGTACACCAATCGAATAACCAGAACACAAATAGAACGAAATCGTCTATGGCTTGCTTTAGATAACGCAGCCCGGTGCGGTCAGAGGCGAAGTGACAGGACGCAGCATTACCGCGACGAGAAACAGAAAACAGAACTTTACCGGGGCCGGTCCAGAGGAGCACAAGATGGTTATCGTCCGTCGTCAGCCCCATCAGATCGCCCTGATAAGGCTCAAACTTTACGCTATCTGAATCCATCCGGTCAGCTCTCCGGGGATAGGGTTATACCACAGTGCCGGTGTTGCGGTGTCAAAGTATTGGCCGTTAAGGTTGGATTCGTACACGCCGTTTGGGTCCGCCTCTGATCCGCTTTGTGGGCGCAATTCCTGCAACCTGCCCACGTAGTCATCAACCAACCATGACGGCCACCCGAGGCGCTCTAAATCGGCATACGAAAGGTCGTTGTCACGCCTCATTGATCTCAACCCCCGTAATGCTGAAGATGCCTTTCGAAAACCCTCGCAACTTGATGCCCATCCATCGCGGGTAGTCGCCCAAGCGCCTGATGATCATTCGATGCTGGTAGTCGCCTTGATTGCCCTTGAAAAGCAGCACAGAATTGCCGTACAAAGCGCCGTCTTTGGTGGTAGAGAAATACACCACATCGTCAGCAACAGAACTGTGCCCCGGTGCTGTGACCAGCTCTGCCACGCGGACAGTGGTGCCAACACGGACAAGCGGGGTCTGGCAGGACCACTCCACAGCCTCACCATATTGGGTGCAGATGGTTTCATCCAGCTTGGCAATGCGTGAATCGAACTTGTCGCCGTAAATCCAGCTTGACGCCTGGTTGTCTACGTTTCTTGGATCGTAAACGCCGTTAATCCCTCGATATGTTTGATCGTTAGAATCCCACTGATACCAGATGTTTTCCTGCAGTGCTCGACTCAGCGTTACGTCATACACCAGCGTATCGCGCGGCAGATGACAGATAACAAGCCCTTGATCTCGGGTGTCTCTATACTCAATCTGAATGCTGGCAAGCTCAAAATCCGAGTAGCTGTCAATAATTGAGTCAATTTCTTTATTGGAAATGTTCTGGTAGCTATTGGTCAGCAAGTAAAACGACGGGCTGTATTCTTTGGACCCGCCAAACACGACCCACTGGCCATCACCGATGTTTGCTTTTGCGTCTGTGCCAACAATACCGATAGGTATAGCAGCCCCAGGTATCCGGGCAAAGGGAAATGAGGGGCCGGCATTGTTTGAAAATCGTTCTGTAGTGTATCGGTTAAACACCATCAGCTTGTTGTCGGTTGCCTTACCTACGCCAACGATCTCATCTGGTGCAAAGTCACTGCCCGCCCGCTCGTTAGCGCCAAAAGTCGTTTCATCGGCTAGATTCGTGTTCCAAAGGTTTTCTCCGTCCGTGAAAATGTAATAGCCGTCAATCCAGCACATATCTATGAACGACTCAGACCCGGCAGGGCGAGTAATTTGCGAGAACGTGGAGCCGTCATATCGGTAGTATTCACCGTTAGCCACAAAGGCCACGGAGTTAAACGAATTATCAAACCTTGCAGGGTTGGAGCCTGGCACGGATAGGCCGCCGCTCAAATCTGTAATATCGCCAAACTCGTCCACCCGGATAAACGCGCCGCCAGACAGCCGGTAATGTTGCCGGAAGCGCTCAGACCAGATAGCGCCACGGTCTGCCCCGGTGCCAGTGGCAAAGCTCTTTAGCCCGTCCACTGTGCGCAGATAGCCTGTCCAACTACCAACGGTTTGCACAAAGCCCACCATGTTACGCGGGAGCGTGTCGCGCCATTCGGCTTCGGCGTCTACTCGGGTGCCTTTGATCAGGGGGAGTTTCATGGCGTAGTCGTGATGGGGTCATCACCCTCGTCAGTCAGGTAATCGTTATGCGTAACAATCCTATCCACGGGGTAATAGTATTTTTGAGTGAACGGAGATCCGTTCGCCATGCCACGCGGGAATCTGCGCGGATATTGCACGTTCTGAAGCTCTACGGTGCGGTTGGAGATGGTCTGCATGCCTTGGGCCGCAATGCGCTGCATACTGGGCGTATACTGCTTTTCAAAGTAAGTGCAGGCCATTTCAGCCACAGAGTAGACGACGCCCAATACAGCCCAATCAGGCAAACCGGTTTCTTCATTGGGGTCAGGCTCTCCATCTGACACGATGTAGCCAATCCTTCGGCCAATCGCGTTGTTGGATAACAGCCAGTCTTCCGCCATCTTCAGCGTGTCCTGAACTTCTACCGGATCAGCCTCAGACGTTCGGGCATTGACTCCGATAGCGGTCAGGATGCGGTTGGCTAGTTCGGCTTTAGTCATCAGCCTGCTCCAGCTTTTGACGGATAGTTTCTGACTTCATTTTGTGGTGCGGAGGTTTGCCGAACGCTTCCTCGTATTTGACTCGAAAGAAATCATACTCCGACATTCCGGGTCCAGGTGCCCTTACTTGCCTTTCTTCTTGCCGCCTTTCTTCTTCATTTTTCCGTAAGCCATGGTCTTGCTCCACGTCAGAGATACGAAACTTCCAGCCCTTGTCTAGAAGCGCTTTTTGTTGCGAGGTATGCACAGGTCGGCCATAGATGCCCTTTGTCACCTCATGGCAGTTTTCGTCCGGTGTGGTGGTGTAAAGGTATCGCATGGGGCGTCCTGTTTGGTGGGTTTAGGTGTCCATTATAGCAGAAAGGGGCGTCCTTGCCCCTAGTTCACTTTACGCAGGAACGTAAATGCTATTCCCGTTTCGGCTAGGATCTTTATTCACCAAACCATACCAGGTGAACAAACGAACCCGACAGTTCAGAGTCGGCAGACTCGCATCGTATGCCATGTACAAGCGCACACCTGAATCCAGCGTCTCACTGACCACCTTCATGCCGTCAAACTCGTTCAGCATATCCAGCGGTGCATCACCGTTCACGATAGCCACGGAGTCGTTAGACCAGAAGCTGTTAGCGCGTCCGCCAGTCTCGTTCACCTTGCTCACTACAGTAGTGGCAACGATCTGAGTGCTGATGTTGGCGTATGCAGCCTGCTCATCAGTGATGCCAGACTGGTCCGCTGCAATCGGCTTCGGATAGATGGTCAGGGTGTCGGTGTCCTTCGCCACAACGCGGAAGGTCATCAACTGCCCCGTGTCCTTCTTGTCCATGATGCCGATAGAGTTAACGCCCGCGAAAGTGATCACGTCACCCACTTGGAAGTCAGCGCCCTCGCCAGCGCCAAGGTCAACCGAGCCAACTCGGTAATCCACGTTTTGCACCACATCATTGCCAAGGTCCACGAAACCTTCAGGAACCTCAGCCACATCCGTTTCAACCGCGCCAGTAGTGGCGTTAAGTTGGGTCGGTACGTTTCCGAGGTAGGACGCTTCGAACAGGTCGAAGCCTGCTACTCGCTTGCCGATCCCTGCGGTGCCGTAGGCCGTCTCAGGGCGACCGCTCAAGTCTTCACGGGACGCGAGGTCAGAGGCCATAACCTGATAGGTGCGGTCATTCATGTAAAATGACATGCCATCGCCAGTATAGGCTTGACGCTCACGCATCAGGGTGCGAGCTTCTGCAACGAAGTCATACCCAGCAGATCCAGACTCGTAGTACAAAGAGCCGGTGTTAGCCACCAGATCGGCAATACGGCTGTTCTGGTCACTGGACAGCTTGTTAGCAGAAGAGCGAACCCGACGGTCCATGAACCCCTGATCACGCAGCTCATCAACACGCAGCTGGATGAAGTCGTTGCGCGGATCACCAAGACGCAGCGGGTATGCTTGCTCAATGATGCCGGTTTCTTCGCCCGTCAGATCCCAGCCGGTCTTAACCGGAGACTGCTGCTCTACCGGACGCCAGTAGATGTTATTGGCGTTCTGCAGTGCAGCGCCAGATTCCGCCGTGTCAACTTCGACCTGGCGGGCCATAGTGGTATCTTTCTCAAGCTGCTCACATACCTTATCAAAGTACGTGACAAGCGTTTTTGCGGTTTGGTTAGCCATTACTCAATCCTCATGATAGCTTCACGCCCCGCTCTTTGGCTTTGCGTCTCAAGTCCATCAGCTTATTCGGATTTGTCTCTTTGTCGTACATTTCCTGTAAGCGTTTGGCTGACACGCTGCTGCCGTCCCCTTTAAGGGGTTCATCGGGCGGTGGCGCTTTACTCGTCTGTTTTGAATGCTTCGGTTTCAGTTTCTCTGCCCATCGCGTCAACTGTGCGCCTGCCTTCAGGCCGTTCGGGTCTTCCTGCAACATGCGCTTCAGTGTGGCCATGGCGTTATCGTTCGTGCCGATGTAGTAAGCTGCCCGCTCACCACCATCCCCAACAGAGTCCAGGAGGTAGGCCAAAGAACCATCAATGCCGGTTGCTTCGTCAATCTCGCTGGTTGCCTTTTCCAGTGCAGTGATCACGCGGGTTTCGCTGATCTTGTTTTCCTGCATGAACTTGGCTGCCCGCTTCGCAAGGTTGGAGGTCTTTTCCTCCATCTGCTTACGATACTGCTCTTGCTGATTCGCCGCTTCGCTGTGCCTCGACTGGTACGCCTGCATGTCCGTGAAATACCGCTTCACGGCTGCGTCGTACTTTTGCCGGTCGCCGTCAATCCCCTTGTCGTACATATCTGGGAACTGTGGCTCACTCGCACTGTTCTGCGGTGCCGGTTGTGTCGGCTGCTGGCCCTGTCCACCCTTGAGCATGTTGGTCAGTTCTTGAACCTGGCGTTCAAGCTTCTCAACGTTGCTCTCGGCTTCTTTGGTCCGCTTGCGTTGCTTTGTCAGCTTGTGAACAAGCGCGTCTTCTGCGCTGGGCTTCTGCTGGTCGGGTTCTGGCTCCCCGCTTAGCTCAAGCTCGAAATCTTCAGAGGGTTCAGCTTTGGCTTCCTCTTCGCCTTCTTCGCCTTCTTCGTCTTCGTCAAGATTGGCGTCACGCTCTTTTTCGAGATCGCTTAACCGCTCTTTTCTGGACTTAGGCTTCGATTCTTCCCCTACTTCAAGCTGTTCCGGTTCTCCGGTTGTTTCTTCCTCTGCCGCTTCGGCTTTCGCTTTCAATTCATCCAGACTCATAAGATTAACCGCCCTTACCGCGTAACATACGGAAACCGCCGTACTCGGACATAGGGATATGCGCCCTACTCGCTTAATGCAATGTTATAACATAATTCATGGTTATGACAAATAGTTATGACTGCCTCATTCCGCTCGGCATCATCGCCTCCTGCAACTTCTGCAAGTTGTCGAGTTCGGTGCCGCTAATCTCAGTGCTTATCTTGGCAGTCTCTACGCCCGCCTTGCGGGCTTTCGCCATGGCTTCCAGCCTCTGAGTCTCAGCCTTATAGGCGTCAATCTGGCGCTGGGCTTGGTCGTCTTGCGCATCTGACTGTACGCCAGCCATATCGGCCTGAGCCTTCATCTGCTCAGCCATCGCTAACATCATATTCGGATCTTGCTGGCCTTCTTGCTGTTGTTGCGCTTGCTGCAACATCTGCTTTTCTTCGTCGGTGGCAGGTTCCATGATTCCCTGCAAGACCAGTTGCTTACGTGCGTAATCCTTCAAGTGATCCGTTTTCGGTCCATCCATCAGGGTGAAGTAGGTCAGCAAAACCATCTGCCCCTCTGGCGTCCCTTGTAGTGCGGTATAGAGTTCGCGCATCTCTGCCCGCGCCTCTTCCTTCTGGGACTGGAACGATGGGCCTGTATCTGCGTAGACCTCAAAAGCACCTTGAGTAATATCGTTTAATACAACCTCTTCGCCGGTTTCTTCATCAAACACGGCCTCCATAATCTCAACGGTAGACTCTGTGCCGTCAGGCTGTGTCACAGTGGCTTCACGCGGTACGTCATATAGTTCCGCCGCCATAGACGCATAAACTCGCCCTGCCTGCTTCATGGCCAGCGCAAAGCTGTTTTGATATAAGAATGTCTCCATGTTCTGCGCTGATTGTGCAGTCTGAATCTGTCCTTCCGTCACCTGGCCCTCCAGCATGGCCTCCTGTGACAGTGTGCCGCCCGTTACGTCGTCAATGGACCTGCGAGTTAGCTCAAGCAACGCAGCGCCGGCTTGTGGCATCTGAGGCGGCTCTAGGTAACCAATTGGACCGGCAGGATATGGAGCGCCAGTGATCGGAGAAACTTCGTTAATGACCTTGTAAGGCAGGTTGTCATCAGCGCCAGATCGGTGCCAGTACACCTCCTGCCCCTGCACCTGTCCGGGGTAGAAGATCGGCTTTTGGCGCGGCCCCTTGGCGACAATGTCCGCCATGTACGACATGGTGAAGTTGTGAAGCCGCTGCGGGTCTTGCGCATCGTGATAAATACCGCGCCAGATTTCCCGCCCCTCAACGCGGGACCAGTCGCCATACAGCGGGATAACGGGGATATGTTCGCCTGGCACTTTTTGCTCTTTCAGGATGTCGTCACCTGTTACTATTTGCTTGGTGACCACCCAGCGGTCCTTCATCTTCTCGCCAATCTTGACGAAGCCCGCCGCTTCCATATCATCAATAACTTCCTGCACTTCCTTCTGATACAGCGCCTTAACCTGGCCAAGCGGGTCTTCATAGATCACAACCTTGCTACGCTTCTTCTCTTTGCTGTAAAACTCAGCGACTTTGATCTCGTCAGACTTGGCCCGCCAGAACCATGCGCTAGTCTGGTTGCGGTCTTTGAACGTGGCGGGGCGCTTGTTATCCTCATAGTCAATGCCGTTTTCGTCACAGAACCGCTCCCACCCCTTTTCGGTGTAGGTGGTGACGATTGCACACCAGCGGGCGTCTGACTTGTCTTTCTTCTTGGCGTTGCTGTCCCAATAAACAACGTTGTTTGCTTCGTTGATGGGCTCCGCATTAATTCGCTGTAGGTTGGAAAGGTCGTCAAACTTGGATTCGTACTCAGTAACATAGCGGAATGCGCCAAAACCGCAATCAACCTGATCCTGCAGCGCCGTCTCAACAGCTTCCTCTGATCGCAGCATATCCGTGCGGTACATGCCTGTCAGTGTCTCGGCAGCGTCATCCCTTGCGCCGTCTTTTGGTTTGAACGTCACATCAACCGGATTAGACCATAGTTCACCGAGAATCCGGTTGCGCTTGGATTTTATGAGGTCAAACGTACCCCTGAACTCAGTAAGCACATCCGAAGAAATATCATCAGCCCACTGGCTAATGCGCCCGAACACCAGCATGTCACTGGCTTCTTCCCGCGTTGCGCTTGTGCTTGCTTCAGCGTCATCGACGAGTTCTTTGATTTCTTCCAGGTCCATACTGTTGTCCCATGGGTCTAATTGGGGGCGGAATAACTGCCTGTGTGTTGACTATTTTATCAGGTATTGCTAGAGACATCATCACTGCGTCGGCCATGTTGGGGGATGCAATATCCAGCTTTGCCATGTCCTCTTTGCTCATGATTTGAATAAGCCCGTTACCATTTGGCTTTAATGGTATTCGGCATATCTCGGATCGAAGTTTATCAATATGCTTGATGCCTGACGATAGACTAATCATTGTATCAGGGTCATGGTATTCACCATGCGCCACGGCTCTAAACGTGTTATAGAAACGATCACGAAGCGCCCAATAGTATTGTGATCGCTTATTCTTGAATGTCTGTTTGTTGGTCTTGCTTCGTGCCGCATTATTGTCTATGCGCTCATAAAGCGCATCAGGATTATCGGGACTGGCAGATCCCCTGAATACCTCTTGATCTATTGGCTGCCCCGTCAGGTTGTCAGCCACTTGCTTACGGAGAGTGATTCCCAATCCGTCGCCATCCCACACAAAAACATCAGCGCCGTTATTGATGGCATAATCCGTGGCCCAGTCGCACCCGTCGTTTACGTTGCCTTTGTCGTTGGATAATACGCCCAGAAAGACAGACCCATGTCGGTACGCCAAGCCCTTGTCATCATCGCCCTCATCGGATGGGTCGTGCGATATGACACGCTTCCCGATCATCTTCCAGCCAAGCGCCTTGTGGGCGTCTATGGCTGCGTCAAACCATTCTGCCGGGATAATGCTATTCTCTACATCGTCGTTAAACTCGCCTTCCCATACGTGCCGGTACTTGGCCCTGCTCATGCTCTTCAAGTCGTCAAGGCGCTCGGCTTCAAGCTCTGATGGAAACCATGGGTTGTCGGCAAAACTGATCTCTATCGCTAAAACTAGGTCATCTTCATAATACCCATCGCGTTCTAGTGCCGATTGCGCACGTTTCAAATACTTCTCAACAATCGGATCAGCAGAACTCCCCCGGTTCATTGTGAACCAGATTTCAGGCTCATCAGTTGACCCTGCTACGGATCGGACGGAAGGCGTCAAAAGCTTGAGGGACTTTTCAGATATGGTCTGGGCTTCCTCTACCCAAAAATAGTCCACGCCAGAAAGCGACTTTAAAGACTCAGGGTTTCTAGCCAAACCCTTATAGAATATCTGACCGCCTGATTCGTGCGTGATGCGGTTATTAGTAATCGTGAACCCTGGCGCACCTAGGCGCTCAATCTCGTTGCACATTAGCGAATGCACAGAGTCATCTATGGAGTTCTGAAACTCTCGCCCACAGCATACAGACTTCCCGTGTGACGCCAGCATGATGAACATGTCGGCCACTGCAATAGATTTACCACCACCACGCCCGCCTACGGCCAGCTTGATACGCTTTTTGCGTTCAATAAGGGGGGTTAGCTTCTCAGGAATCTGAAGAGTCGGCATCGTGCGGCTTTACTGGTTGAACGATCCACTGGGTTTGGATGGGCCCGCCTTGTGGTCCAGTATGCTCGATAGTTTGTTTGTCCCATCCGAACATTTTGTTGAGCTGGGCAACAGCCTGAATCACATCGCTGGTTTTGTCTGGCAGCGCGATCACAGACTTCAGGGTATTAATCGAATCCACCCGAGTCCAAAGCGACTTCTCTGATAACTCATCCCGCAACCGTTGAATCTCAGCCGCAACATGCGGGCGCTTGGCCGCATTGCACCCGCAGACCCTTGCCGTGGCATCGTCATAGTCAGGCTTATCGTAAGCCTGCCGGTACGCCTCCGTCTGCGTCTCACCGTCGTAAACGATCATTCGGGCAAAGTCGTGCTCGGCTTGGCTTAGGGATTTTGGCTTGCTGCTCATGCAATACCCTTATGAGTTCGCGTTATAATGTAACGAATATCATACACGCTTTGGTCGCCCGCGACCGCCTCAAACTTAATGGTCCCGCCATTTGCGATAAAGGTCGCTAAAGAATAAACGCTGAAATTGATTTGAAGCGTGTTTTCGTCTCCAGACCCCTTGTTCAGGCGTCGGCCATCAGCGGTAATTTCATCCATAGCCCCGCCGATATCAATTGCCAGCCTTACCGCCCCTTCATTAACGCTTGATTTTGTCTTGAACCGGATGGAGATTTCATAAGAGTCGCCAACGGTGTCAGGCTTAATAACAGTTCCGTCATACAGGGACGATACGCCAGTGGGCAAATGTTCATCAATTACGGTGCCTGAATTGTTTGGCAGATCAACTGTTGTGCCTGCTGACACGGCAAAAGGCGAGCCTTCTGTGTATTCGGTATCGCTGTATTCGGCCCATCCAGTTACTTGATAAACGGCAGGGTCCACAAACTCAACAGCACTGGCTGCCTGGTTCACCCTAACAGCCTTGAGAGACTGACCCGAATAGCTCGCGGGCGTATCCCCCAATCTGATAAAGAAGTTGTCTATGAACTCTAGCCCTTCCTCGTCACCATCAACAACCGCCAACTTACCGGCCTGACCTCCGTAGGATGCCGGAGTATCTGACAGCGCCAAGAAATTACCCGACGTTGCGGCCTCAAACACCATGCCGTCCTCAGACGGGTTAACCACCAACACGCGCCCCTGCTGGCCTACATAAGAACTGGGTGTATCTGACAGGCTCAATAAAGTGCCAGGCGCAAGCTGCTTTATGTAAGCCTCTAACCCAGACCGCGTAAGCTTCATTAACTGGCCGTTACGCACAATGGCGAACTGGTCATTCCCTTGGCTTGAGGTCTGAACCGGATAGCCTTTTGAAGTGATATTGCTCATTTATATATCCTTACTCGCATGCCGGTTTTGGGATGGCGCGGCCCCATGTCCAGTTTGTTGTGACAGAATATCGTATACCTTTGCTAAAGGGCCAGTCGTCAGGGCCGGGCGGTGTCGGCGTGGTTTTCGTTCTTAGCCCTTTAATGGTCTCTGTCCCATCACCCTGATCGTTGATGGGCCAAAACTGGATAGTGTAGTTAGTGCCTTCGCTTAACTGGGATACCTCGACAGGATTGGTGGCTGCCTGCCTTGCCCCGTAATTAAAGCTATATTCAATCCCTGTAATATCGTCGCCCGGATAGCTGAACGGTATAGTTGCCGAGTCGGTATCTGTCTGGATGATTCCCACAGATACCTGATACTGCGGGGTCGTCGGAACTGATGGCGCTGCATCCGTAGTAAAGCTGTAGCTGACAGAGGGGCCGGGGCTCGTGATGCCTGTGAGTGAGACAACCAATCAGAGTTGCTTGGCCCTGGGCCGGGATCAGGCTCCGGCTCCACCTGCCCAAACCGATACCCAGGCGCCGTATTCAGCGTCCCGTCGGGGGCCCTCTTGGGCGGTTCTGGCAGGTTTCTGGGTATTGTGTTAGCGGGCATATATTCACCAGTAATAAGCAATGGTAAAAGTATAACTGATGGAGCGGAGAATAAAAAGAGCCCTCACAAGGAGGGCCAAGGATCTTCAGGAGAGCAGATCATTGACCGGTCTGCTAGCGGTGGGAATTGATAGCCCCACCGTAGGCAAGCCAAGAGGGCGGGGGCGTATTGGGCTGATTATAGCCTAATCCTGACGATTGCCACAACCGCTTCGCCTAACAAGCCAACCTGCGGCTGCACCCGATACTTGGTATACGTCAAAGCCGGATAAACCATAGGGCACACGGTAGCGTTGTCGCCGTCATCGCCATAGCAGGACCGGTAGCCATGCATCACGCCAGCATGCACAGACCCGCGCCAGTTGCCCCATTGCTTGCTCCAGCCCTTGCCTGCGAACCAGGTGTTGCGATCGTAAGAGTTGGTGAAGCGTCCGGCCATCCATGAGTTGTGTTCGATGATGGTGGCTTCGTGGGACTCGTTGTAGTCTCCGTCAGTTACCAGATGGTCAGACCAGCCGCCCAATAGGACGGCGGTTTCGGCTCTTGCGTTGCTGGCGTAAAATGCCAGGATCAGAACTACGGCGGATAAGGCCCAGCATAGGTTGTTGGTTGTCATGGTTGTCACTCCGTGAAACCGCCCTTAGTGGGCGGCTATCTCTAATGCTTCCATTTCACCAAGTGCAAACTGTAGCCCTTGCTCTGTTCCAGTCCATTTAACGCCTGCTGGGTTGTCCATATTGAACTTGTCACGAGCCGCAAAAAAGCCCATCTCTTGAATCTCTTCGCGCTTAGACTCAAGTCCTTTGTGGAAAGCTTCGGATTTGAAAGTTTGCATGTCTGCCTCCTGTGGCGATTCGTTGTCGTCTCTCTATGTATCCATAATCTCACCGCAGCGCTTTGGCGTCCAATATCGTTTTGGAATAACCAGGGCGCTGGTTATATCCTCCTCCTCCACTCTTCAACCTCAAGTTTACTGTTCAAAGCCACCACAGCCAGCCTGAACAACCCTAGCCACTTTCGGCGGTCTGTGTACTGCCCAATGATCGGAGCCTCAATAGAGACAACGACAGGGCCTTTGGTGGCTGTGATTGTGTGGCCGTTGCTGTGGTAGGTGGTTTTCATGGGTTAGTCCTCAATGATTGTTTTGATGGCAACGTATGCCCCTACCAAAACAGCGAATACCGTGAACACGATCAATATCGCTTCAATCACAATCACTCCCCCTTCTTCGTCACGTTGTAGGTTGAGAGGATGGCGTTGGCTAGTAGCCCGCCGTCAATGTCATCCACAAAACCATCTCTGCATAACAATTTTTGCAACTCCTCCCGCCCAACTTCCTCGGCAGGCTTGCGGAGTAGGTTGGCGTCGTAGAGTTTTTGCAGCGCGTCAAACACATCATGCTCACCTGTGGTCGGCCTCTCATCAGCGGCAAACTCGGTTGGGTCATACCCGCATGCGGATAGCGCGTTATCAATTACCCTTTCTCTCTCCCTCTCTGCATGGGTGCGGAGTTTGTACAGCCCAAAATCAACCATGGAGTCGTGCAGAACACCCAAGCCCCAATCAAAGCGAACCACGTAACAGCTCTCACCGGGCAAGTGTTCGATTGCTTCAATCTCTTTGCCCAAGTGGTCGTCACCGTATTGCAGCGGCGCTTCGTGCGGGTTAACCATGATCGCCATTCGCGGCAACCCATCCACCCACTCGTCGGCTGGCTTGGGGCGAAGGATGCAATCTGGCTCAATATCAAGCCATACGTTTTTTGACCAGCCGCCCTCGCACAATAACCAATCATTAGCTCCAATATGATTAAAAAACATCTCTTCCCCATCTTTCCACTTGCGCCAAGGAAACGTCATGCCAGGCGCGTACATTTCTGCACCCTCCGGCGCTTTACTCCAATCAACACTCATCACTCTCCTCCCCCCCACTCTCC